CTGTTCCCACTTCAACTCCAAGGACCTTTTTTGTTTGTATAGGTCTTGTATCATAGATAACTTCCTCATAAGTTATTCTGTTTACTCGGTTGTCGTATGAGTTTCCGAGATATTCCCACTTTATAACATTTTCTCCAAGTTTGTCAAGGATTGATTCTTCTAAGGATTGTGGGTTGTCTTCAGATAGGACTTCGAATTTTCCGTGATAATCGTAGGCCCAAATGTTGACTAAAAATTTTTTCATATCTCACCAGTTTGTTAGTTAATTGTGGCGGAACTATGTCCCGCCACAAAAATTTGATTATTACGCTCCTGGAGATCCGAAGATACCTCTAGGGTCTGATACTCCAAATGAGTATCTTTCTCTAGCTTTGTATCTAACGTTACCAGTTTCGAAATCACCTTCCATTGCAGTTTTCAACGGAGCTCTGTTGAACATTTTCATACCGTTAGGTACGTCTGTCAAGATATAGAACGCGTCTGAATCAGTTAGGTAATTGTTCACTCTGTATCCTTGAGGAACCATTCCCATTGAAACTAATGCGTTAATATCGTTGTCAGCTGTTCCAACTCTGCCTTGAGATTTCATCAATCTCTCAGCTGTGAATTGAAGCTCAGAAGGGATTATCATTTTTAATCCTCTTGCTGCAACTCTAAGACCTCTTTCGTCAGTCATTTTACCGATGTCAATCATCGCTTGTTCTAACGAAGTTTCGTTCAAGTCTGCGCTTGTAGCCAACTCATTCGCAAATGTTCCTGCGATTGTTGGGTGGTTGTGTGCCATTAAAGCTACACCATCACCAGATTTGAAAGTTGTGAAACCGTTTATTAACGGCTCAACAGATTTCACCTGCTTAGCGTTTGACATTGATCTAGCTAAAGCTTTTGTATATCTAGACGCAAGTCTGTCATACAAGTTGTCCTCAATCGCTTCTTCAGTGATTGCGAACGCTAAAGCTACTGTCTCGTGAGTGTATCTCGCTGTGAAAGTTTCTTGTGCATCATCGTATGATACGCCTGCACCTTCAGCTTTCGTTTGCGCGTTTGCGAAGCCACTTAACATTACTTCCTCTTCGAAAGCTCTGTCAGATGCTTCTTCAGTATAAATCTCAGCATGCTGATTTTCATACCTTTTGTACTCCAGCCCAAATAGTGCATTTAGGCCTGGTTCTAGTTCTTTAACTAGCTGTGCTCTTGATATTGCCATGTCTATATGCTCCTATTATTGCCAACTTACAGCGTTAGTTAAGTATTGGTTAAGGTTCTGACAAACTACAACAGTATGATTTGCTACTGATGTATCTTCGTTTTCAGGGTCCTCAGCCGATCTTAGTAATCGCCATTGGTTGTTTGTATTGTGAATACTCGCTGTTACTAATTGTTTGTTCGATTGTCCAGAAGTGTGGCTTCCTGATGGAGCTCCTGCTGTAACACCTGCAGTTTTTCCAAAGTTAGCTTGTGCGACTGCGCCGTCAATACCAGCTATGTATAACTGTAAAGGGTTATCGATAACAAATGCAGTGATGTCTTCACTATTTGCTGGAGTAATAGGTTGTGCATAGCTATTCGCAAATGTAGGCTTTTCAGTAGTAGCCGCATTATAGAATATACCATTTAGCACACCGATTGATTTGTCAGTGATGTTAGCTTCTGCAGTTTTCATGTATCCAACTTTAGACTGAATTACAGTTCCTTGGAACAAGTCAACGTTATAACCAGCATCAATGAAGTATTTGCTTTGTCCACCGTTTGCAACGTTGCTTCCAACAGTTCCAGTAGGGATAAGACCAAAGCCAACAGTGTTTCTATTTGCCATAGTTATTACTCCTTATGTACCTGCCCCCGAAAGGGCCTCCAGTACGGTTTATTTAAATTCAGTGATTGAAAAAATTATTTTTTCGTACCACCGAAGGTTACACGAGATTGTCTATCAACATTGATAGGCATTCTATTGTCCTGCTCCTTCATAAGATCGTTTTCTACTGCTTCGCTTCGTTCACTATGACGTCTAGCCATGTAATCTTGTCTTTGCTGCGCGATCTCTGTTGGTACCTTCGCAAGTAAAAGGCCACCGACCCCAACTACCCCCTTGTATTTCCCGTCTTCGAGAACTGGATAATCACTAGCATTTTCGATTTCATCGGCACGAACTAATTCATAACCTTCTCTTAATCGTCCAGTTATGTTTTTCGTATCTTGAAATCCTACGACTTCAGCTCTTATCCATCTGTACCTGAATCCGTCAGGTGCAGGGGGTGCATCTAGAGAAGATGGTGGAACCCACACTTTTGGTCTTTCAGATTTTGACCGTGTTTGGCTCGCAC